ACCAATTTATTACTAGCTGTGTCTATAACTTATTCAATAGCAATGATGTTGAGTGTAATATCAATTACATTTGCAATGACTAGTAGTGCATTCGGTTTTATTATAGGACCAGCTTGTGCATTCGGTGCAGTAATAGCTTACATAAGAGGGTTCGTTTATATATATCAATTGAATCAGCATAGTATATAGTTGCATTTATGCATTGTTTATTTTATAATTATAACGGAGGTAATAATGTTAAAGAAAAAATATATCATAGATGAAGATGATTACTTTGAGTATACGATACAGTTACAAGAAGCAAAACAGTTACTGCAAATTGTTGCTGAATCTTTACTCATCAAATCAGATCCAGATATGCTAAAGATAAAGCAATCGTTTTATAAAAAGTATAAAGCAGATGTAGAAGACTACGAAATTCTAATAGAAGAATACATACAATCAATAAGGAGGTAACTATGTATACATTTTTAGAACAGCTTGACCAAGAGGGTAGAAAAAACTTTTTGGCTGACCACAACTTGAGATTTATTATGGACTACAATCAAGACATAATACGTATGGCTTGTGCTTATGTAAAGTTTCGCATACACAAACAAAGAATAAACTTTGATTCTAATGTAGCAGACAGAGCAGGTATACTTGATTGGATCTGTAACAAATCTTATGAAGCAATGGATGAGTTGCGACCAAGAATAAGAAGACGAGATATGAATAAGTTATTGTTGGGTACGAGAACAATAGAAGATACTTATCGTAAACACTATATTGATAAGAAGGAGGAACTATGAACTTAAATGAACTAGGACAAAAGAACTTAGATGAAATAGTAGAATCTATCGCAACTGATATGGAGAACCATGACGTAACCAAACCTTATGAACCAAGATGGGTAACTAAATTACATGGTAACATATTAGGTTACAAGTATACTGGCTTCAATCAATTCCATTTGAACATGAAGTATGGTGACAGTACACCACTATGGGGAACTTACTTCCAGTACAACAAGTTAGGTTTACATCCAAGAAAAGGTACTGGCAAACCATTATGGCAACCAACTATACGGAAACAAAAAGATAAAAAGACTGGTGAAGAAAAAGTTATTCCTGGATTTAAAACCATAGCTATCTTTAACATTGATGAAGTAGATGGTGATGGTGAAGTAATATACAATCTCAAAGACCAGTACTTACCTAAGACAAAGTATGCTAAGAATACAAACTATACTGAGATAGATAATTGGATAGATAAACTTGATGCAACAATAGAACATGGCAGTAACATGGCTTGTTATATTCCAACATCAGATAAAATAAAGATGCCAATGTTTGATTCATTTACAACAAGAGAGCATTACTATGCTACCTTGTTTCATGAGATAACACATTGGACAGGGCATAACAGTAGATGCAATAGAAAACTATCAGGTAAATATGGTGCATCAGAGTATGCCTTCGAGGAACTTATAGCTGAACTTGGAGCAAGTTTCCATATGGCTAGTTGGAATTTATTTCACACTACCAGAATGGATCACGTACACTACTTGAAGTCATGGGCTAAGGCTCTTAGAGATAAGCCAGACTCTCTACGTAAAGCTTGTAAGTATGCTAGTGAATCGTACTTCTACCTCCAACACGATTCACTAGGCAGTTTTGATAACGCAGTTAATAACTAAGGAGAATAACAATGACGAAAGATGAATGGTTTAATGTTGGTGATATGGTAAGAACAACAGATCCTAACACAAGTAAGAACGCCGCCAAAGATGTAATCAAAGATATGCCAAGAGCAAGAGATAGAGTCTTATATATTATTCATGTATATGACAATATAGGTGGTGTAATATCTGAAAAGATAGATGCTACTGATGGTGTAACTACAAGCAAGTATCGTACTGCTATAAAGAAACTACACGATACAAACTACATAACACCAGTAGGCACAAGGAAATCAAAGCATGGTAAAGAACAACGAGTGTGGAGATTAACTGATAAAGGCAGAGAACATTTCAACCAACAACTAATGAGGAATGTATGAGTATAGATAAACACATCAGAGAATTAGAACTAGAAGTTAAACAACATAAAATTAGTTCTGACTATTGGGAAGGAAAATATCTTGAAGCCTTAATTAAAATAAAACAAATAGAAAAAATATTAGAAGGAGATAAAGATGGTGATAGAACAAAGTAAACGACATGCAATGCTACAAGGCATGTGCAAAAAATCTAAAGAACAAGCATTAAGTAGTGAAGATTACTACTGGATTGTTGCTGAATATCCAGAAGGATATGATGTAAGTGCATATAATTTTTATGACATGCTTGACATACTGAATGAAGAAGAAGGTACAGAGATGCCAACGATCATGAAAGTATTTGACAATGCTTATGATGCAATTATGTATCGAGATGATTTACATTGCAAAGAAGAAGCTGAAGCCAACATATAGAATTTATCTTGGTATATATATAAGCTAGCCATGTTTACTTGACATACAACGAAGTGGCTTTTGATAGCTACATATATATAAAAGAGATAGATGTGTGCAGTCCTTGTGCTTGTACTAATTTATCGTACAAAGGAAAACGTATTAGTATAAGATCCTTTTCTCAAGGATTGCACTTGCACTTATGCATTAACTATGATAAGAATATAGTATGAATGAACTTAATACTTATATGAACCAGTTGCAAAAACTTGCTGATGAAAAAGGTATTAATTTGCGTGAAGCATTTCGTAAGTCTGGAGTACAAGACAGTACGTATCACCGAGTTAATACTGAGGAGTTTCATCTAAGACAAGATACTGCTCAAAAAGTTTGGAACTATATTTATGAAACACACTACGAAAAAATCAGAAAAGAAATTTAAATCTGGTAGATACGAAGCTTATCAAGGTAGACAAGTTTGGTTTCAATCTGATAGTAAAGCAGATAGGTACTTACAACTTGTAAATTTTGT